AGCTTTGTCAGCGAGTTTATATCTTCTACCACAGCCTTGCCAACAGCTCGCTTGTCTATCTCCACAGTTACATTGATAGGCTGTTTGGTGCTTTTGCCGTCAACAGAGGCATACTCTGCAAGGGCGTTGAGTATAGCCGACCGCATACCCATGTTTGACGTATCGGGCACAGTTTGTGTAGCTGTCTGTTTCCTCAGTGAAGATACATCTATCCTGCTGTCAACACTGCTGGCACTTTGTATTGCAGATCTGACCATGTTTTCAGAAGCCTGCACTGCAAGATACGTTTCATCAGCCACACCCAGTGCATAGCCCTCGCCCACATATCCGCCCAGCGTGCGGAAAACTCTTGAAGGCGAGTGTGAATCCTGTGCAAGTCTTGCGGCGTTTATGCCCCTTATGACCATTTCATTTACTGTGGCACTTACAAATGACATTCTGCTCTGTATGCCGTCTGCGTAGCCGTCTGCGG